AACAGTTGCACGCTGATCCAGAGCGTCAGCAGTACCGGCAGAGCCCAGCTGCTTGACGATGTGCTGCAGGCCGCCGCCCTCGATCTCGGTGACACCATAAGCGTTGTCGCCCAGGATCAGAGTGGAGTACACGCCACCCTCGAAGATCTTAGCCTCGGTGGTCTCAACGAAGCGGACACCGGCGATCTTGCCGATCTCGCCCTCGTACCAGTCCTTGGGATCATAGTCCTTAACGGCCTGCCATGCAGGATCGTTGGTCAGGTCATAGGTCACGTCAGGATGGATGATAGCGACATAGGAGTCACCGATCTTCTCAGCGTTCTGAGTCTTCAGGGCACGAACGGCCTTCTTGATATCGTCAACCTTCAGGTTGGCAGACAGTGCGCTACGGGAATCAACGCCGCCGGCATAGACAACGTTGGTGCCGCCGTTCAGCACTTCGCGAGTGATGGTATCCAGGGTAGCACCAGCCTGGTTGCCCAGCAGCTTGGTGGCCTGAACCATGTTGTTGTCGATAGCGGTCAGCAGCAGAACGTCAGACAGAGTCACATAGCCGCCGTACTGAGCGACAGTGGCCTCGATGGTGGTCACAGTCAGGCTCTGGCCGTCAGGAGTGACACCCTCGGTCAGAGGAGTCAGCAGCTTAGGCAGGGGGCTGTACTTACGGAACTCGATGGTCTTACCGCCATTCTTAGGAATGGGATGCTTCTGGCCGAACTGGTCGTGAACCAGCTTGGGAACAGCGTTATCGATCAGATAGTCGCTGTAGAATACCTTCATCTCAGGAGTGAGAGTGGAGGTGCCGGTGGTCTGAGTGTTCATCTCAGCAAACAGCTGCAGGTTGTAATTGAACTTAGTCATTTTGTAAATCTCCCTTCGTGATGTCGGAGGGGAGAATGAACGGTATAAAGCCGCTTAGAAAGAAATTTTCTCCCCTCGTTGTGCGCGGCGAATAGCCTCGGCTCTATCGGCCTTGGAGAGGCTATGTACGTCACTCTTAACGATCACGGCGCTCTGAGAGGATGTACCGTTTTCCTTGGGTCTGGCTGCCTTGGTCTGGATCTTGGCCGCCATCTGCGCTCCTGTGGTCTGTGCGGCCACTCGTGCAGCGTTAGCCTTGATCTCATCCATGTGCATCAGCTCATATGCCTGCTGTACGCCAAGACCGGACTTGAGCAAGCCACGGAAGTTAGGATCTTCCGCTTCAGTCTTGAAGTCGAAGGTAGGATAGATCTCCTTCACCTTCTCGCTCTCTGCATACCAGGCGTTGATCTTCTGCTGTGCTGCCTGCTCGCCCTGCTGTCTCTGGCGCATGCGCTGGAGCTCCGCATTCTCGCGTTCCAGCTTCTTCATGGCCTTGAACTGCTCAACGGTCAGGCCAGCCTCCTCGGCTGCGCTTTCCCAATAAACGTTATCCTGCTCGATTGCGGATAGGAGCTTCTTCACGTCACCATCAGGGACGTTGTACCGCTGTGCCAGAATGTCCATGATGGGCTTCTGGTCAGCCAGGCTCTGCTCCATACCCTTAGACTCCTTGAAGCGGCGGTTGAAGTAGTTGTTGAAATTCTCGGTGTAAACATCCTTGTATTCACCCTCGATCATTTCCTTAAACGCCTTCCGCTTAGCTTCCAAAGAATCGGAAGTGGTGCTAACACCAGATTTGTTGGCGTTACCCTCGCCAGTGCTACCGGCATCGTAGCTTTCTGCGGTCTCGGTTGCAGCGTCCTGCTTGCCGAATACCACATTGTCATATTCGCCCGATCTGCTCCGGCGGCTTGTTCCGGAGCTCTTAGCCTTTGGTAATGCGCCCTCTGCGCTCTGAACAGCGCCCTCGCCACCGCTAGGAGCGGCAGCTGCTGCGCCTCCTGCTGCTGCGCCGTCAAACAGCTTCAGATTCACTTTGAGCAGTTTGTAGTTGTGCATGTGTTCATGCTCCTTTCTTCAGGGCCTTTCCCCCAGGTCATACAGGGCCTTTCCCCCAGGTCAGTCGGCTAGTCCGACAGTTTGTATTTCCACATGGTCTGGATAGCTGTCTGCCAGCTGTAGTAGACCAATGGCTGCCATTTCAAATGCGACAGCGGTTTTCTCTCCGCCCTCGCAGGCGATCTTTACATCGCCCTCGTGAACGTCTGCGTTCACATACTCCAGATCCTCGCTGTTGTTCTCCAGCCAGCCAAGCAGTGCGTATACGATAGAGGAAGCACCGGCACACACAATGTCCTCGCCGTGATCCGCGTAATTCGCGTGACCATCCAGCATCAGCAGGTGTGCCTTGTCCTCTTTACGATAGTGCGCCCTGATCATCCCTGAGTCTCCATGTTGGGCTTAGCGTGTTCTGCCAGCCGTCTGCCGTAGTCGGTCATGGTTTCCTGCTTTGCGTTTTTCTGCGCACTGCCCATGCTTCTACCGCCTACCGGATCTACAGCAGGAGACATATTGACGGGCACGCCGCCATTGGCAAGGCCAACAACGTCCTGGCCGGTCAGAGAATAGATGATCATGCCCATCTTGTTCATCTGCTCCTGCATCATCAGAACCTGGTTCAACAGGGTCTGGCCCTGCTCCACTCTGTCGCGTACCTGCTCCTGGCCGTCAAAGTCCATCAGCTCCATAGCTGCCAGGCTCTGATCAGCCAGCTGAGGATTGAAGAAGCCCAGCTGATACAGCTCCTTAGCCAGCTCGTTCTGTGCCATCTTGCTGTACGGAGATCTCTTCTGCGGCTTCACCACCACATCGAAGATCGGCTTGCGGCTTGCTTCCATGTAGCCAGGCTCCATCTCCTGTCCAGGATAGGCAGGAGGAATAGGCTGAGGCTGCAGAGAAGCATTGGAGAACTGGATGTACTCGTTCTGTCCTCTGTCGCCGGTGATGCGGAAGGTACGCATCTCATCGTAGAACTGGCGGATCAGCTCGATTGCCAGGTAACACTCCTGGGTATAGCTTCTGTAGCTGGCTGCGATCATGTCTCGGCTGGTCTTGTTGCCGGCCTCCTGCAGTGCTGCGATAGCTGCAGCTGCTGTAACACCGTTGCCAGTACCGCCCTGGGAGAAGTCGCGATTGGAGCTGGTCTCTTTCAGCTCATCGATCTTCATCTGCAAGACGTTCAGCACCTGTGCGCTTACCTGCTTCACTTCAACCGGCATGATGTTGTTCACATCACCCTCAAACTCAACCAGGGGCTCAGACCAGTCCAGGAACTTCTCCTTGTTAATGCCTGCGTTCTTCTTGATGAAGTAGCGCACCTTAGCGCTCATCATGCTGTTCTCCAGGATCACCTGGCTCAGCTTGTCGATGTAGAGCTGAGGGCTCTTCATAATGGCGATATAGCCAAAGCCCACCGGTGTGCCCTCTTCAGGGAACAGAACGTCAAACTCAACAGGGTATTTGCCATGCTGGTAGAAGCCGTCCTGGGCATACTGCGGATCGTTCTCAGAGGCAAACAGGATCTCGCTGCCCACGAACTTGCACAGGTGCAGGATCGTCTTCCCTTCAGGGCTGCGCTTCTTGTAATACCAGTCCACGATCAGACTCTTGTCAGTCACATCCACATTGTCGTCATGGACGTACTGCTTCACGTCAATCACCTGGCCGTTGAGCTTACCCTGCAGCTGCGGATACTCCATCTCCAGCAGGTCATTGTCCTTCAGACTCACTACAAACAGATTGCGGCTGGTCTGCAGATCCGTGATGCCAGGCTCCCAAAAGATGTTGAGGATATCCATGAAATGAATGTCCACATCACCCAGGCCCTCTTCCAGATCCTGATTCCAGAACACGCCCTTGGCAGCCACGCCATGCTTGAGCTTGTACCAGGCAGCCTGGGAATAGGTGTGCTCGTAGTCGTTGCGCTCAAACACAACAGGAAGGATCGAGCTCAGGGTATCTGCGTCCTGTTCATCCATCTGCTCACGAGGCAGCACATTGGGCTCAGGATAGTTATCCATGATGTCCGCGTGCTTGTTTGCGATAGAGTTGAACATCCATGCAGAAGTAGGCTCAGGCCTTGCTTCCTCACCCTGCAGCTCTGCGCTCTTCTTGCCACGGATAATGTCCCAATGCCGCAGCTTCCACCAGCGCTCTTCCTCGACAATACGGGTCTCCAGATTGCGCTTGCCATCCTTGTATTCCTTCAAGGTCTGGATCGCCTTCTCGATGGCCTTCTTGTCGATTACTTCACCCATAGGCTCCGGCATAATCGGAGAAGCAGCAGGCTCATCCTGTGGTCTCTTACTGAGGCCCAGGGCCTGCGCAGCCAACGGGAGATAGTCCTTAATGGTTTTGCCCTTGCTGTTGGGCATGTTGGGGTCAATATTAGGCAATGTATCTCGCCTCCTTAATACTTTCGATAGAACGCGTAGCGATCCGGCATAGAATCATCATCGCTCTCCAACGGGTCATATACCTTCGGTTTGCGTTCCTTGATCTCCACCGGTTTCATGGGGTTAGCCATACATAGATAGCGCACCTCGTCAGCTACGTGATCTTCTTGCTTTGTATTGATATCCTCCGGCTTATGCTCGTCATATACCAGGAGGGGAATCGTGCGTATAAACGCCTTGCAGTTGCTGAATATGTACATCATTGGGATGCCGTTCTCATCAAACTGCAGCCGGTAGTGTACCTGCATCCAGCCAGGCAGTCGCTTGTGATCGCCAGGCTCGAAATACACACCACATTTCTCTGCTGTCTCCGCTATGGATATGCCATGCGATGCATCCCAAATAGCCGGATCAGCCACACCTTGAATATGCTTGTCCTTCAGCCACCGGTGCTCCGTCTCAATGCGATGGATCTCCTTGAAGATCTCTTCAGGGCTCCACTTGATACCGGTGTCT